TTAAGGGAGAGTAAGAGTGAGTGTCATATATGTCAAATGTATTGTCACTTATATCTAACACTAATAGTTAGTATGAGAAACATGAGAAAAGAATACTACTCTTTAATCCACCAATGTTCTTTGAATAGAATACGACGAACTGTAGCTCTTGATGTTCCATACATCTCAGCTATAGTATGTATAGGTGGTGGTATACTATCATCATTACGAGGAACATAGTCATGAGTATCTCTATATTCTTTACGAGCCTTAGCTAATGAGTAGATCTCTTTACATTCATCTATTGTTAGATAAGAGAGATAGTTACTACTACCTCTCCTTGTCTTATACCTGTCTATAGTTGGTTGAGTAGCCATCCTTCAAAGTTATGTAGATTAAGTTGTAGTTTATGTAATTGAGAAGTAGTGAATATAGGTTCATTCATCTTCTTATTGAATAGCTCTTCATCTTGGTCTAATTGTTTAACATAGTCTATCCAATTGTGATCAGGTATATTGATGAAGGCATTCGGATTGAACCATTGAGTTACAAGAGGGTCACCCCAATAGATAGGTATAGATCTTGATAAAAAACTATCCATTAGCTTTTCTGTTGTATAGCCTACATTAGAAGAGTTCTCCATTACTAAAGAGAACTTATGAGGATGCTCTTGAAAGTACTCTAATTTAGATTCTCTCCAATATCCGTTAAGACTATCAAGAGCATTAGATGTATTGCATACCTTACCATATCCATCTACTTGTTTATATGTAGATAGAGTGTCAGCATATAGCTTTCTTATATGGTTAGAAGGATTAGAAACAGTAAAGGAACAGAAGTTAGTATATGTAGTATGAGTATACCTATTCGTTAACATATCTAAAAGACGAGGCCACTTAAGCATATACATTTGCCATAAGGGTAGGTAGTAGTTAGTATGAGATTGAAGGTCAAAGGACATAGAAGATGTAGCTATAGGGAAGTTATTAGTCCTATGGTTTTCAGCTAATATAAGTATCTTCTTAGCATTAGAGAATCTATATTGCTGTATTCCTTTTTGTCCATTGAATATAGAATGAAAGACTACATCAGGATATCTATTGTCTATTACTACATTATAGTATTGTTGTAGTATTGGGGTGATGAAGTCTTCTAAAGACCACTCAGGCCACAGGTTTGTATATGTTATCTTAAGTGTTTTCATAAGTCTTGCCCAACAAAGGTGCCATCTTCATTCTCAACAGTGAATACTCTTTCATTACCTGTTATTTTTAATTCTGGTAAATCCTGTATGTGAGCCATGTTGTCATTGATTACTAAAGGCCAGATATATCTCCATAAGAATGGTTGATCAGTATTAAAGTAAGCTCCTCTTGCATTACTATGTACCATAGTGAATGGCATTGAGTTCATATGGTTTTGTATTAGTTCATCGTATATAGGAGCTATTTTCTTTATTAGTTTAGAAGAACAACCCCACATACCACCACATACAGGAACGGCATGGAACTTATGATCTCTCATTGTATGAAAGCTTTTACCAGACTCTATCCACTCATTGACAGCAGATGCTTCCCTGGGTCCCAGTAAACTATCAAGATCTCTTACTATTGCAAAATCAATAGATCTATCCTTAAGTACTTCAAACCTCCAAAATAAACCTTTATGGCCCTCTGATGGTGGCCTCTTAATAATCTCTATTCCTTCTATATCTAAGTCTTGATCAGTATAAACTCTTACCTTCCATCCAGGATAGTATATTTTAGCTGCATCAACATTTCTTTTTACTCCTTTAACATATTTAGGGTTGTTCCCATATAAGGAGTACGCAATTATCTTTTTCATGTCCAATTTCTTTTTATTATTCTTCTATCAAGTTCTGACCAATCTTCTATTTGATATGCTATTTTAGTCTTTAACATATAAGCTTTAAGAGGTTCGTCTTCATAGTATCTTAAATCATTTATACAATCATCATTAGTAGTGTCAAACTTAATCATTTCATTAGCTACTTTATTATATGCTGTATCTCTAATGATGTATGCTTGAAGGCCATCTGTAAACCCTGGTGTAATAATGTAGTCATTAACATCTATACTTTCTATTCGTTTACCTCCTATTGCTATACTTCTAACTGCTCCACCTAAGTAAATAATATCCCAATCTTCTGGAGCATTACCTAATATCATATGGAAGTTAGGTGGTTCAATGAACTCTACATCATCCTCAACTATAAGGACTTGTTTAAGTTCTAATGCCTTAGCCATCTTAATAGCACCAGCATGAGATAATGTACATCCTATTTGGAACTTATTAAACCTTTCACAAGGATTAGCGAACTCATCCTTAAAGGAAAAGTAACTTCTTTTAGGTGGTGAGTATTGAAATACTGGCATCTTAGCACCATCATATGCTGGAAAATAAAGGACATCATCTAAGCCATTATCCTTTAAGTGCTTTTCAAGTCGTACTCTACGGTCTTTTCTTCTTTCTAAACTAATTGCTATTGTTTTCATAACTTAAAATCTGTTTCATTTAATTGAATGTATGTTTTTGAGTATATGCGCGCATCTTTAGGAGTATCTTCTTTTCTACAATGTTCAGGTATCAGGCCGTTATCTACTTTGAAATAAATTCCTGATTGATCAATACCCATACCTACATCTTTTAATATTCGTTCAAAAGTATATCCAGAAGTTATGGAAATATCTAATATTTTTAATATAATTTCGTCTTTAAGTAATTTCATAATTTTCTATTTTTATTTGATTTTTTAATTCCTTCATATAATAAAGACCTGTCAAGGCCTAAGTATTTGACTAAAGGTTCCACCACTTTTACATGTTTACCTAAAGGTCTTAGGCCATGACAATCCTTATAGTAACCGGACTGTAATTTCTTATTATCATACATCCAATTGGACCTATCTATTCTATCTTTTAATAATTGTCCTTGTATAAAGCCTCTATTGAACCCCATAATCTTGGACTTATCTCTACTCCATTTGTATACTAACTTCCTTATAAGGGACTCTTCACTAAACACTTCAGATGAAGTGTTTATATCTTCTTTTAAATCAAAGATGCTCCTTCCTCTCCAAGTGTATAGTAATATGTCATCTTCATAGTACTCAGGATTTATTATTGCTTTCCATATCTTATGAGTTGCTATCATATAACATCCAGCAAACTTCTTCCATTCACCACCTTCAGGTACCATGGCTCCTTCATGACTATCATATGATAATGAAATGAACTTATCTTGATTAGCTTCAGCAACATCAAAGGCTTGTTTGAAGTAGTTTTCATTAAGTGGTATCATATCAATATCAGACACCATATTAAGTCCTTTATGTTTAGAGTACTGTAATATCCTTGCTACCTTGGTCCATACTCCTTCTTCAATATCAGGTCTTGTTTTAACATGGATGACATCAGCATAATCTTCCATCCATTTCATCTTAGCTTTATCATCAGATACAGCAATGAGCTTTACATTGTAGCCCCACTTCCTCCAGGCACTTGCAACTATAGGAACGAATTCACTATATGTAGGGTTGTCGTTAACACTTAAAAATATATTTCTATTCATAACTGATTGGTTTCCATTATACATACTACTATAAATCTTTGAATGTATACCCTTTGTACACTTGTTTCTCAACTATAACATTCCTTATCTTTTGTTGGTTAGTCTTAAAGTATTTTGCAGCAAAGGTGACAGCTCTAAATGATATAATATCTCCTTCATCTACACCTGTTGCTTGAACTGGTAAAGACTTACCTGTCTTAACATCCTTTTTCAATATCCACTTTAAGTTAGATATATGGTTGTTCTTCTTATTTCTATCTATGTGTGTAATCACATATGAATTAGGTGGATAAGGTCTTGCTGGTCCAAAGGTGTTCATTACTAATTGGTGTATAAGGAATGTTGTTGGCTTACCTTTTTTAGATAAGTTAATAATGTCATAGTCATACATTTGGACTTGAGTAGCTCTTTCTTTAGGTCGTTTATCGTTTCCTTTATAACTATAAACAACACCATAAGGAGTTATCTTGTACATATTTTCGTAACCAGGGATCCATTTAGCATCTTTTTTCATTTTGGTTTGTTTACTTTAGTTGGTTCAATAGACCATTTAGTGTCTACTGGTTTGAATGAGTTTTCATTATCTGCATTTGCTGTTATACTATCGTGGCAAGACTTACAAAGTGGTTGTAAGTTAGAAGGATCTAATCTTCTACTTGGTTCATCCTTAACATCAAGGATATGGTGAACTATTGTTGCTGGTCTTATCATACCATTTTCAATACACTTCTCACATAAAGGTTTCCTTTTAAGGATAAAGTCTCTTAATATTTGCCAAGGAGAACTTTTATAAAAACGCTGACGAACTTCTCTTTTACTCCAATCTTCCATTTTCTTCTCTCTTCCTTTTATAAAAATCTGATATTTGTTATGTATGTGTAATAATGTTTCATTATAAATATATTATATTATGGCTAAAAAATTCCAAGAGGTTTATAAAACCCAACAAAAACGTTACGAAGAAACTCATAAAGAGTCTCCAAAAAAACGTGTTAAAAAATAACTTATAACGTATATAGATTATCCAGTCCTATCTTAGAACTTGAAGGCATAAATCCAGGATATATCTTATTAAATCCCTTAGCATATCCTGTTTTTATTATCTGAGTATAGTAAGCAAATGCATTCGTATACTTAGGGTTAAACCTATCCCAATAAAGGTATAAATCCATGGAGGCTTGAGCCTTACAATCATCTCTATCATCTTCACATTTATAAGTAAACTTCAAAGAGAATCTATCTACCATCATAGTAAACATACCATGTAGTTCATTTGAATATATTGAAGCGTCTAAGCATTTAACTACTTCAGCATAAAGGTCTTTATTACGTACATAAACTGCCATAATTCTAATTTAATGATTATATGTTCTAAAAATAGGGCACCTTAGAGACACCATATTTCATAGTTATATGATTATGTTAATAAATGTTAAAAAGTTACTCAGTGACACCTGAGTAATATTCTGTGACATCTCTATCTATTTGTTATAGGTTAACTTTAATCACCCATTTCGAATCTTGATTTAACTATTTTTCTTAATACAGATGTTTCATTAAGTAGATATCTTATTTTTAAATTCTTTTCTTTTAATTTAACATTTTGTTTCTTTATTTTATTCTGTATTAAAATAAGTTGAGATTTAGAAAGTTCAAATGTTAAATGATCTACTTCTGCTTTTAATTTTCCTATTTCTTCTAAAGCTTTCTTGTATAATATTTGATCTGGTATCTTATTTAAACTATAAAGTTCTTTATCTTTCATAATCTTTTATTTATTTTTATTTGTTTTTCTTTATTTATATAGGTAGCATTTCCATTGCTCCTGGAAGCAATATGCTATTTTCATTCTCCCATTCATGTGCGTATCTCCATTCATATCCTCCTTTTATTGTATGGTTCTGACATCTTTGTCTTATTGTTGGAAAGGATAAACCACCAAAGTGAGCCCTTACAGCAAGCATATTAGAGAATACTATCTTAGGTTTCTTTGTATTAGGGTGAAGAACAAGTATTCTTTTATTTACACTTCTAAAGCGAATGTGGTCTTTATGTATTGGTTTCATTAAAATAAAGCTTTTGTTTGATTTGCATCATTAGAAATATCTGTAAGTAGGTCTTTTAGGGCCTCACGTTCGAGGTTAGTGTGTGAAGTCATATATTCATATAACTTTGTACCATAAAGTTCGCTTAACGATTTTATGTGATCAGGACGGTATGCGAATGAATGGTATAGATCTATAATCCAACTTACATCATCTAACATAACAATATAAGGAGAACCATTTGGATAGTAAACATAGTTAAGAACTTTAATTGTACCTCTTGGGTGAAAGGTGTAGTTTTTCATATCGACAAGAACTATAGACTTAAGTTCTTGTTTTGTTGGTAACCAGAATTGATATCTATCTATATCGACATTGTATACAAGGTGAGAGCCTTCATAAGGTGGTTTAGAAGATATACCATAACGAACAAAGTTCTGATGAAAGGCTTGAGTGTTTCTTAACATTCTATTTAGATCTGTAAGGATGTTTCTTATGGTTTGTATATGGTTTGGTACAATTCTTGTCTTCATTTTAGTCTTTTTATTTTATATATTCAATTTAACAAAAAGTTTTAAGACAGAATTAAGATAATGATAAGATGTAGTTAAGAGTATACTCTGTTTTTTCACTAAGCAAGACCTCTGTGTTCCGGCAAGTAAGTAGTTAAGCTCTCTTTGTTTGAATAGTTAATCTATTTTTGTTATCAGATCCTGTCTGAATAGTTTAACAAACCAATCTATCTCAATCATCCTCGTGAAGGGACACCGTAGCGCCTATTAAAGAGTTGTCAGCTTTCGCCTTGCCAATGTGCCTGGTTGACATTCTTGCTTAGTTGCGTCAGAGCCCGGACTTTATTATACTCTTTAATATAGAAGTAGTAATTTATGTTTATTAGAATAGCTTCTTAGTTCTTTTAGGCTTAGGAGGAATTGTATGCTTAGCTATGTAATGTTGGTTTAAGGAATATAAACTGTTAAATCTTTCACCACATTCTTCGCATCTATATTTATTAGTGTTTGAGTTATTGAGAGACATCTTTAGAACCTTTAAGTATATATTATAGCTTAATTTTCCATAATAGTTTTTTAAGATGTTGTTAACTAATTCTTATATTAGGTTTTGAAATATAGATGTTAGGAGATTGATGTACTTCTTTATGACAGTCATCACAAAGAGTTATTAGGGCACCAAGAGGGTACTCCCAAGGAGGAGTGTATACTTTATAATAATATAGATGATGTACAAATAGAGGGCTTGTCTTGCCACAAATAGTGCACTTATTATCATCTCTTAGTATAGTCATTTTCCGCACTGTTTTCCATTTATCATCTAATAAATCATTGTGGTATTTTTCTTTAGTATTAGGATCAGCCTTTATGAACTCTCTCTTTTCTTTATGTACCTGTTCAGTCTGTTCATTATAATAGAACTCCATTTCAATACAATAGTCAATCACCCTTATTATTATATGAGAATGACGTCTGAATTGATTTCTATAGTCATGATTTATCATTTTCATAAGCGGACGACCTTCAAGAGTGATATGTCTCTGCTTATAATTGATATAACAACCGAAATTAGGTACTGTATGCCAAGAATCTGTTTGTATCTCCTTACCTTCATGTTCGAAAGCAAATAAGAACTTATCCATAATGAAGCTACGTACTTGGGCTGTTGCCCCTTCCTCAAACATCTGTTCAACCAATTCTTTAGGGAACGGTACATTCCTTTCATTATTAGTGCAGTATTCACTCATACTCTTCAATCTTTTCTCGGTCTTATCTATATTAGATGACTTTGAATAACTTTTAAGCATAGGTAACCACATTTCGTTAGGTTGGCTACACATTATTATTATAGCTGTTCTATCCAGTTGATTAAATTCCTGTTGAAATGTAGGTATGTTTATACAAGGTATAGATTTTTTTTCTTCCATATATTAAATATAATAAACAATAATGACCAATGAAAGGAAGTGTTGTTAAAGTTCTGTTAAAATAAAAAGAGCCAGGAAAGACTAATAACCTGACTCTTTATGAACCCTAGCAGATTCATCTTGAATTATATTTTATATGCTACTACTATGCCGTAGTTTTTTAAGATGTAGTTAATGTATTATATTACATTTTATCTAAAGTATGCATTACTTTCATTGTCTTATATTTAAGCCTGTAGGACTTATCAATATTTCCCATCCTCGATCACTGAGTTCCTTATAATCATCCTCCCAGTAATAAGCTGTTACGGTATCATCATCATCATATACTAAAGCATATTCATCTTCTATAAAAATTACATTTTTCTCTTCCCCAAGTTCTTTTTGAAGAATCTCTTGTTTTTCTGTTAGTGTCATTTTTTTATTTTGTTTATTTGTTTATTATATATACTTTTACTTGTTTCATTGCCTGGTATGCCAACCAAGTATCTCTAAAATCAGAATGCATTAGCATAAACATAGGAAGAAGAAAAATCATAGGATTCTTAACCTGATCTTTATGTGCTTCAATCAGCATATTCATAAAGATAAGTTTGGGATTCCATTTATCGTCCAATGAATCGTTATACTCTTCTAAATTCCAACCTTGTTCTTTCGTTGCTACCATCCACTCCTTAAAATATTGAGTATTTTTTGTAGCACCTTCTATCATTTGATTCCAGAATTTATCATCCATCTTTAAGAAAAGGTCAATTAACTCATCATCGTGAGGTGAGTCTTTCCAAAGTTGCTTTGCTTGTTTAATGTTCATAATATGTTTTGTTTTTAATATAGTATAATATAACCAATAGCTAATAAAGTGGGCAATTCGAAATGTTAAAAAATGTTAATTTAGCTACCATAATAATTCATTTCTCTTTCTTTCTTTTCTAATTCAGTATGTTTAGCTAAACACATATCATACTTCATTGTAGCAATTTTAATTCTCCTTTTACATTCCTTAATAGCTTTTTCAGTATTAAATCTATTAGGATTTTGATTTACTGGATTAGAAACATATTCAAGTTTATTTACTTGCATTTCTTTTTCTTTAATAGCTTCAATGATGGTATGCTCTAATGTTTGTAAGGTTGTCATTTTGTAGTCTTTTTATTATTTGTTGTTTTTAATATAGTATAATATAACCAATAGCTAATAAAGTGGGCAATTCGAAATGTTAAAAAATGTTAAATATGTAGTTAAAGTTGTTTCTCATACTAACTATTAGTGTTAGATATAAGTGACAATACATTTGACATATATGACACTCACTCTTACTCTCCCTTAACACTATCACTATGACACAATGTCATACAACGGCTATATAGGCACCTACACTTACACACTGGCAAGGCTCTAACGTATTGGAAGGGTGTACCAAAATGATAGCCCCATGCACACGCTACTATCGCCGTAAAAGAATTCGCACTTCTGTAGTTTTCTGTACCTACCTGTGGTTCCTCTAGTGCATACGTGTACACCTAATCGTATAGTGCCTATGTATATTGTGTCTAAAGCTTACTGTTTAATAGTGTGCATAGTAATGGCGCAAGGGAAATGGAGGTAACTAAGAGAGGAAAGAGAAGTTAGTGGATATATATTAAAAGAAAAGATATGAAACAAAATCAAAAATGTACTGGATGTGGTTCTATACGAGTACCAGTAAAAGGAGAAGACTACTTCAGAAATGAAATAGAAATGTTAGGTTGTATAAATCCTAAATGCAAACTTTGTTGTGCAGAAGATTCTATATTAAAATAAATTATTAACTATGGACTTAAAGGAATCAATTAAAAGTTACCTTGTAGAACAATTGTTGTGGCATGACTCAGATGAAATACTATTGGATGAAATTATATTCAATACTGAAGTACTTGAAACAGCAAAAGCAGACATAAGGGAAAATGGAATCCAAATAGACATTACAAGAGATCCTGATAAAGAGCCTTTCTACCAAAAGAATAGAGCTATCGATGTCTATCAACAATCACTAAAGAATATCCAAACTCTATATAGACAACTTATTCTATCTCCTTCTGAAAGACAGAAGTTAAAGTTAGAATTAAGTAAGGGTGAAGACGAATTCGATCAGGCTTTCTAAAATAAATAAAATTATGAGATTTGAAGAAACAACTAATGTAGATAAATCTATATACACCTTTGTAAGAGGGAATAAAGAATTAGTTGATAGTATATTGACAAAGAAGTTAATTGCAAGAGGAGCTAAAGAAAAGGATGTTAAGTTTGAGTATATTGATATTCCTTCTACTTGTTGCCCACAAATTAAAATAGTAGCTTATGCAGAAATTATTAACAAACGAAGAACTAAGAACGTATTGGATGATGAAACAAATACAGATTAGGAAACCAATACATCAAATGTTAGTAGCTTATTACTTAGTAGAATGGAAAAACAAACTAAACTAAAGATACAAGAGTGGGATTATCATAAATCTATTTGGTTGTACTTAATGGATGAAAAAGAAGTTAAATTAAAAATAATAAAATGAAACTAAAAGAGAGTCTACTTAAAGAAGTGGACATGAAAATCGAAAGATTAGAAGCTATAGAACAACCAACTTTATTTCTATATGATTACTTAGATGATTCACTTAAACGGTTATGTGGTGAGAAGGAACAACCAGATGTTCCTTCTACATCAGCAGCTAACCATAAGATAAATAATAGATTTTCTATATTTTCTATTTGATAAATGGACAAACAAACTAAATTAGAAGAATATGTTGATGCTTGTTGGGACGATGTTAGTGCTTATATTTATGGTGTGCTGGATGGTTCTATTAAAACTAATAAATGGGTCAAGAAATCTGTTGAAGGATATAAAAGAGATGTCAATAGAAAAGATGAACTCGAATATAAAGTTGACATGGTCGACAAGGTTTTTAAGTTCTTCTATTTCCTCAACATTAACAAGAATAACAAATACCAAAGATTCAAATTACTTCCTTTCCAAGCATTTATAATAGCAGCCTTATTTGGTTTTTATTGGAAAGGTACAACAAAAAGAAGATATCGATATGCGTTTTTGTTTATGGGTAGGAAAAATGGAAAGAGTGTTTTTAGTGCGGCTTTACAGATTTATTTTCTCATTGCTGATGGTGTTGAAGACCCCCAATCTTTATTACTTGCCTCGACGAGGGAGCAAGCCAGTATATGTTTGGATTACGCTACAGGAATCATCAATCATTCCCCAGCCCTCAGAAAAAGACTTGAAGCTCAAAGGTACAAAATTATATTTAAGGATAAAACCAAGGGTGGGTTTAGCAAAGTACTTGCATCCAATGCTCATAAGCTCGATGGCTACTCGGCCTCTGGAGCTATCCTCGACGAAGTGCACGCTTACAGTGATGACAAGCTTTACAACGTAATCAAATCATCTATATTGGCAAGGGAGAACCCAATGATTTTCTTAATAACAACAGCAGGTTTTTCACTTACTTCCTTTTGTTATAATCATATGTTATATTGCCAGAATATATTAAGTGGTGATATTAAAGATGATGCTACATTTGCTTTACTTTATACATTAGATGAAAAGGATGATCCAGCAGATACTTCTAATTGGTGTAAGTCTAATCCAGCATTAGGTCAAATAAACCACATGGAAGATTTAATGAGTGAGTACAATCAAAGTAAGTATTCAATAACTCAACTTAACAACTTCTTAACAAAGCACCTTAATGTATTTGTAGACCAAGAAGAAGCTTGGATCCCTAATGAAATACTAACTAAATGTGTTAAAGAGTTTGATGTTAAAGACTTATATGGAGAGAAAATATACTTAGGCCTTGACCTTTCTGCTACAAGAGACTTAACCGCTTTAGTTGGTTTAGTTGAAAAGGATAATAGATTTTATGCTATACCTTTTTTCTTTATGGCTAACGATGCTGCAAAGTTCTTAAGGAGTGGTGGAGTTAACTTAAAACAATGGATGAAGGATGGTTGGGTTGAACTATGTGAGACACCTACAATTGATTATGACTTAGTAGTTGAAAGGTTTGCTTGGATAAAGGAACATTTTGATATTGAAATGTGTAGATTTGATCCACATAATAGTGCAGCTATTATAAATAAGCTTTGGGAATTAGAAATACCTACAAAACCATTTGCTCAAAGAGGACAGTTTTTCAACGAACCACTTAAAGCTATTGAAAAAGCTATCTTTGATGGTGTATTCATTATGCAAAACCCTGCATTAAAGTGGAATATAAGGAATGCTGTTCCATATAGAGACGGAAATGCTAACATTAAATTGATGAAGAACAAGTCTTTAGATAGTATTGATGGTGCTGTAGCCTTAGGAATGGCCATGGGCGCCTGGCAAGAAGAAAACAAAGGCGCAACACTTAGTGCTGACTTATGGGATAACTAAAGTTTATGTTTACAATTATTATTATGCCATCTATTTATATCTTTATATTCTTTAGAACCTACTATTATATCTTCCATATTATAATATAACCAATTCTATTGACTAAAATAAATGCATGGTGTTATTTTGCAGTTAAGATTCTGGTGAATATATAAAATAAACGATACAAATATGTTTGACAATGCAAGAAAACGATTTGCAAACTACGTTATGCCAACTGGTATGAAAGGGTATATTGGACCGGAAGATGTCTATGATGCTCAAATCTTGGAACCATTAAGACTTGGAACCGGAAAAAACAAATTCCAGAATAGCGACGTAGAGAAAATTGGAACCGCAGTAACATGTATTAAAGTATTAGGAGACACTCTTTCGAGATTTCCAGTTAACATCTATCAAGCTACAGAATCAGGTAATCAAATCGATAAAGATGATTATCGTTATGATATGTTACACTACTCTCCTGATGGTATGATTACTTCTAACTCCTTCTTTGGAGCTTTAGAATATCAAAGGAACTTAAAAGGAAATGCTTTTGCCAGAATCTATAGAGATAAGATGACCGGTAAACCAATTAGGATTGAGTTTATACCATCAAATATGGTGGGTGGTTATAAAGTAGTGAGAGGAAAACTTTTTTATATTGTTTACGAAAAGAAAGCCAACTCAAAAGAAACTAAAGAAGTAGTCTTAAATGCAGATAATATGCTGCATTTCAAAATGATTTCTAAAAACTCTATATGGGGTATCAATCCTATAGAAGCTCAAAGGATGAATTATTCTACGTTGTATAAATCTAAAACTACAGTAGATAACTTCTATGAGAATAATACTTTCACACCTAGGGTATTAAAATCAATTATACCAGATGCACAATTCGCTAAACCATTTGCTGAAGCAATGAAAGCTTGGCAAAAAGGTGGAAAGTATGTTGGACCTATCAATGCTGGTGTAACCACAACACTACCTCCTTTTACTGAAATACAAGAACTTACATTGGATCCAGTGGATGCTAAATTCCTTGAATCAAGTAAGTTAGATATGACTCAGATAGCAGCATTCTATGGTGTGCCACCAGCAAATGTTGGTATTTATGATTATAGTAAATGGAATAATGTTGAACAAGCTCAATTAGACTTTAGAGTAAATACAATGGCAGCCATAACAAGGATGTACCGTCAAGAACTTGAATTTAAGTTACTTACTAATGAAGAAAGAAAGAATGGTAAGTCAATTGAATTTGTAACTCAAGCAATGATGGAACTTGATGTAACAACTAGAACTACTTATTTCAAAACAATGCAGGATTTAGGTGTGATGACACCTAACCAAATAGCCTTGTTAGAAGGTCTTCCTACCTTTGTTGATGGTGATAAACACTATATGTCAAGTCAAACTATTGCAATTGAGGATAGAGATAGTTCAATAGGTTGAGATAAATATAATATAAAATAACATATAGTTATGAAATTCACAAAAATACAAGAGAGGGTCTATGAAGTAAAGGACCTTCAGTTTAGAGCAGTAGAAGAAGGAGATGAGAAAGTTTTAGAAGGGTATGCTGCATTATACGATGTACGTTCAAAGTTACTTTACAATTCATTCTACGAAGTTATTGAGGCAGGAGCTTTCGATGACGTCTTACAAAGTGATGACCTTGATGTTGTGTTGAACTTTAACCATGACAATTCTTTAGTTATGGGAAGAACAACAAATGACACACTTAAGTTATCCAGTGATGAAACCGGATTGTTCTTTAGAGCTGTACTACCGGATACAACTTATGCAAATGACGTGTATGAGTTAGTAAAAAGAGGTGATATATTCCAAAACTCTTTTGCCTTCCTACCAGCTAAAGATGGTTATCGTCAAGAAGGTATTGAAGATAGTGATTATGATTTGATTACTATTACTAAAGTTGAAACACTTAGAGACGTAAGTGCTGTTACTTTTCCAGCCTATGCAGAAACAGAAGTTAGTGCAAGGGATGATGAAGAAGAAATAGCTGCTCCTGAGGTTGAGACGGAAGAAAGAGATGATGAAGAAGAACCAAAGAAAATATACAATAAGAAGAAATTCTTAAAACTAAATTAAATAAATTATTATGAAATTAAATGATTTGAAACAAAAGCGTTCAGAGCTTGTTCTAAGATATAATGTAATCATGCAAAATGATGAATTAACTGATGAATTAAGAATTGAAGCACAAGGAATTGGTACTGAACTTCCTACTGTTGAAGCTGATATAGTATTAGCTGAAAGAGCTGAAACTCTTGCTCAATTTGAAGCAGAAAGAACTGATAATGTAGAAGCTCCTGAAGAAACTCCTGAAGCAATGACTATGATAAGAGGTCTACAAACCTTTTTCAGAACTGGTCAAGCTCCTGAAGAATTTAGAGGTGAAAATGGTGGATTCTTACTTCCTTTCGAAGAAAGAACTGACTTATCACTTACTCAATTAGGTGCTGATAATAAAAATAAAGTGGTTGATAATAGCTTATCTATTGCACAAACTCCTGCTGAAGCTCTTTTAGCTAATATAGGTGTTACTAAATACACTGGCTTAAACGGAGACTTCGTTCTTCCTAATATGCCTCAGGTTAATGCAGGATTTGCTGCTGAAACTGTAGCTGTTACTGATGCTTCAGCTAATCCAGGTTCACTTAAACTTGTTGGACGTAGACTAGGTGCTTATAATGTAGTAACTAAAGAAGTTCTTAATAACTCTCAACCAGCTATTTGGAATGGAATTATTTCCGATATTAGATCTGCTTGGTACAGAGCTCAGGTTGCTGACTTATTCGACCAAATCCAAACTGATGCTGTTGATGCATCTACAGTTATTAACGGTTCAACGTTAGATTATTCTGACTTTGTAGACCTACAAGCAAATGTACCTTATGATATGGCTAAGCCAGTTTATATTGCTACACCTGCTATTGCTGCTTTCGCTAAGAAAACTGCTACTATTGCTTCTGTAAATGGACCAATCTGGGCAGGACCTATTGCAAACGGTACCGTAGATGGTATAACTGCAATTGGAACTTCTTTAGCTAATGCTGACCATCTTATGTATATCGATGGTGGTGCTGCTGTTGTAGCAGAATGGGGTGCAGGTCTTGAGTTAATTCTCAACCCATACGAATTTGATGTAGAAGGAAAAGTAAAAGTTACCATTAGTGGTATGACTGATACTGGATTCAGAAACTACAGGTACTCTTCATGGATTGCTGATGTATCTATCTAAGATACGGCCTATCAAACTAATAGGGGTGGGGAAAGGCTCTACCCCTTATTAAAATAACAAGCAACACATGTCTATACCTATAAAAACCAAAATATCCTATCCTGTATCTTTGTCTGAAGCAAAGAGACATTTGAGAGTGGAAGATGATTGGCATGAGGATGATGATTATATCGGAAACCTTATCCAAGCAGCTACATCTAAGGCCGAACAATATATTGGTAAAGATGTAGCTGAAACTACTAACTCTCAATCACTTTATGACTATTCAGGAAGTTACTTAAAACTAGCGGAAGGTAATTTTGAATCATTTACTCAAGCAGTTACTGACACTTCAACATTAGTTGAGGTTGATCATACTGAAGTATTTTACAATTATGCTTATATTGAGTTTGATGAATCAGTTACAGCTGATCCTTTAGTGATATGTTACAATACTGGATATAATGAAGGTGAATGTCCTGCAATTATAAAGCAAGCTGTTCTTATTAAGATTGGTGACCTTTATGATCAACAAAGACAATCATACGATATAGGTAACTTAAAACCGAATAAAGCGTTTGAGTCTTTATTAGATTCATACCGACAAATTATATTTTAATATGTTTAAGTTAGATAAACAATTAGTTATTGAAAAGGAAACTACAGCAACCAATAGAGTTGGTACTCCAGAAGAAACTTACGAGTTTTACAAAGAGGCTTGGGCTCAAAAGGTAATGACTACAGCAACTACTCAATATGCCCCACAAGGTCAGATTCCATTTAGTGGAGATGACTTTATATTAAGGTTTGATGAGGACATTGACTATAAATGTAGAGTAATTTACAATAACAACTACTATAAAATAGAAGGAATTGAATTTATCGGACGTAGACACTATATGAAACTAGAAACAATAGTCTGGGAAAGGGCTAATCAATACTAATGGAAGGAATTAGTGGATCATTAGAAGGATATGATGAACTATTGAAAGTGTTACAAACCTTAGGTGATGAAAGACAAGTTAATAACTTGCTTAAAAAAGCTAATAAGGAAGCAGTTAAGCCTGTTAAGAAAGCACTTCAGGGTACTCCATATCCATCAAGGTTAACTAAAGGAATGGCTATTAGACAAGCTAAGGTGGAAGGAAACAAACACCCTAATGCTGTTGTGGTTGGACCAACTAGTAATGTATTTCCAATAAGGTTCTTGGATAAGGGAACAGTTGAAAGATATACTAAGGCCGGGGCATATAGAGGAAAGATTGAAGGTAAACATGTAATTGAATCTCTACTTGACCAAGAAGCCAGGAAAGTCCAGAAAGATGCCACCATAAAGTATGGTGAGGACCTTGTAAAGCTAACTGCTAAAGATGTAAAAAGAATATCCAAAAAGAAATGAGTTTTGTAACAGAAATATACGACGTAATGACTACTGATACTTCCCTTAATGGGATGGTTGATGGTGGAATTCATTATGAAAACTTAATAGATAATTGGTTAGGTGAAACCAAAGATAATGAATGGATTGTATATGAACAAAGAAAGTCAGTACAGAATGATTGTATTACTTCTAAGAACATATATATGACTTATGAATTATCGATAGTAGTTATACAACGAAACACTAATACTAAGATTGATGTGATTACCAATCGACTTATATCTTATTTGAACAACCATGAAAGTGGAAACATTGTTGATGTAGGATTTAAGAATGATCAAGGTGGATTTGATCAACAACAACAAATATATACAAACACACTCACTTTTGAGTGTACGTATTTAGAAACTTAAATAAAACTATAATATCATGGCACAAACACCATTATTTTCAAAAAGTATGTCAATAGTAATTGATGGTAGTACATTAGGTTGTGCTACAGACTTTTCTTTATCAGTTACCAAAGATATGATTGAAATTGCATGTCTAACAGCAACTGGAGCCAAGAATGCGGTACCTGACCTATATGGTTGGACTGTATCTTTCTCAGGACTTAGAATGCAATCAGCAACCGTTGAAGCTGGTAAACTCAGTTACGATGAACTTGTAAACACATTAGTAACAAGTGATGCTTCAGTTGGAATTTACATTCTTCCTTCAGTATCTACTAACCACTATATGAGTGGAGCAGGTTATCTAACTTCTATATCAATGGAAGGTGGAGTTGGTTCTCCAGTAACATTCTCAGGAGAAATCCAAGGAGATGGAGTACTTGAACAATTAACTACTGCATAAAACTTATCAACCTATTAAATAATCCATAGTGTTTATTGGATATATAAATAAAAAGAAAACACTATGGATTATTTAACTTACCAAGGAGACAAGTGGCCACTTAGAGTGTCCTATTATGCTCTTAAGCAATACCAATTAGAAACAGGTAAAGGAATTGAAACATTAGAAGAGGATATCTCTAATCTTGAAATTCTTTTAGATTATTCTATTAAAGCGGGTTGTAAAGCAGAAAACAAGGAATATACTCTTAAAAGAGAGGATATGGAGTTTATGTTAGATGAATCATTATCTGATTTTAATCACATAATCACTTCTTCCTTTGCTACAGGCTCTGGTAAAGCGCAAGATAAAAAAAAATAACTATTGACGAGATCTATGGCGTAGCTGTAGGTGTCATTAAAGTACAACCGGAACTCTTTTGGGATTCAACTCCTAAAGAGTTCCATTTTATATTTGATGCCTATCAACATCAATATGACCAAGATTACCAAACATCTTGGGAACAAACAAGGATGACTTCTTATTATCTTTATTGTTCATACCCTAAAAAGGGACAAAATCCATCTTATGCTAAATATAAAAAGGAGCATATGCCATTCTATTGGGATGTCATTAACCATGCTGAGGTTGATAGTGTAGATTCAATGGATGCCGAACAACCTATATCTCCAGATGAATGGGCACAAAGGATTGCAGGTATGACTAAAGCAACTAAACAAGATCCTAATAAAGTGCAAAGTATTTAATAAATATATAAATAAAAGCAACTCATTATGGCTACT